AGGGTAGATCTCCTTTCGGAAGTTCCCAGAGCCTGTGAAGTGAATGGTCAGGCTTCCCTTGGTCATGGCCGTGTACTTAGCCATGGTCGCCTCTGCCATCCCCAACGCCTCGTTCAAGTTACAGAACACCACATCGAGATCGTCATCGAACCGAGCGCAGTATTCACATGAGGAGCAGATACCGTAGATCAGGATGTCGCCATCAATGTGAACTCGGTCAAACTTGTCGGGAAGTCTCTCAGTCATTTGCGATGTCCTCTGCGAGTTTCAAGTTGTGCTTTCCGTGGAATCCAAAAGATGTGAGGAGGCTGTGAGACTCATCAATCGGATGTTCGCAGGAGAACTCTTTAGCGAGATGCTGGTCAGCAAACTTGAATCCGCGTTTCACGAGTAAATCTCGGTAGAAGACACAGATGGCCATGTCCTCTGGTTGGTTTGGGAACGGAAGGGTCGAGCAGAACTCGCAGAACTTCCTAGTCCTGAGACTGAAGCCTCCATTACCAACCTTGTAGCCCTTCGCAGACCAGTTGAATCGCTCTGGCCACGGTGCGCCGATGTAGTCGTAGTCCATGAACTTCGGGTTCCATCGATCCTTGTTCAAGGCATACCCATCGTCTTGGTAGATGAGGATGTAAGGCTTGTCCGTGTATAGGTGGATCTTGGAGAAAACAAACGCACTGTATTCGGCAAGGCTCATCTCCCCGATGCTTCTAACGGAGACGTTCGAGTATGTGAGTTTCGGTGGAACTGCGGACAGGACAACGACCTCTCCGAATCCAAACTTCTCCTTGGCCTTGCTACCGATCAGGCTCAGTTTATCGACGGCGTTTTCCGAGCCTCCTCGTCCATCGATTGCGATGTAGCAAATGTCATTCCTCATCGGATGCTCCAATGTCTCTGGCGATGTCCTTGGCCATCTCAAGAAGGCCAATGACCTCGTGTGGATCTGCGTTCGTCGCGCAGTGGTAATCAGAACTCTTTTTGGTCGTGCGCTTGTACCCGATGAAGAACATCGAGTCGTAGCGTCGTTTGATCTCTGCAATCAGTTCTTCAGTAGGAATGAAGTCGAGTGGCTGTTCCATCAGTGAGTCTCCGCCCAGTTCTTACCGACACGGTATTCGCCATCCAACGGGCATCGGAAGCCGAACGAAGCACCCGCACGGCGGATAGCCTCAACCATGATCTTACCAACAGTGTCAGCATGGAGCGGATCACACATCAGTTGGTATTCATCGTGAACCGCAGCAACTTGTTGCACATCAAGGTTGTTCTTCTTGAACTCATCGTTGGCAATGATGCAAGCTTCCTTCATGATCACAGCACCCGCGCTTTGAAGCAGAGTGTTCAGTGCTGCGTGTGAGCTTCGGATCGGAAGCACTCGACCATCAATGCCCTTGAGTTGTCCTTTGGTTCCAACGATGCGCTCAACATCATCCTTGAGCTTCTGAAACGCAGGGACAGCCGTGTAGAAGTTCGCACGGCTCTTCTTACCCTTCTTCACATCACCGCCGAGAACCAGTCCAAGCTTGGTGTCTGCTGCGCCGTAGATCAGGGCGTAGATTCCTCCCTTGGCTTGGTTTCGTGCAGCCTTGTGGCTTGGGTTTGCTTTGTCTTGCTGCTGCTGAGGAGCCAGACCAAATGCCTTCGCATTCTCCCAGTGAATGTCGCAGGAGATGACCTTCTTGGCGTACTCACCTTTGTCGTACCGCCCGAGGAAATGCGCGAGACAACGAAGCTCAAGACCAGAAGCGTCAGCACCTACGAGAACCTTTCCGTCAGAAGGAATGAACAGAGACCTGTAGGCCGGATCGGTGGGAACCTGAGCCATGTTGGGAACGCTGTGAGTACAACGGCCAGTCACTGCTCCGTTGGTGTTCACACGACCATGAAGCTTGCCGTTGATGTGAAGCTTCAGCCAAGCGTTCTCACCGTCTGCAAGTTGCCCAAGACGCTTGACGCAGGTCAGGTACTTGGCGAGAAGCTTTGCCTCTGGGTAATCCAGAGAGTCGAGTACAGACTCATCAACACGAGCACGACCATCCGGAGTCATCTCAGTTGGTTGCCAGCCGTACTTCTCGATGAGACGCTCTGCGATCTGTGTGCGTGAGCCGGGATTGAACTCCTCGATCTTCGGCTTCAAAGGCTTTCCTGTCTTCTCACTGACTCGATTGATGATCTTGTCGGGGAAGACCTGACGCATCTGTGCTTCGATCTCCAGCTTCTCTCGAAGGAGTGCAGCATGAAGCTTCTCAGCCGCAGAGACATCGAAGCAGAAGCCATTGCGTTCTTGTTGTCTGATGACCTCTGCGAACTTGTGCTCGACCTCCACAGCCTTCGGATCAATCTCTGCGATGCTGAGATGTTCGTAAAGCTTCACCGTGACGCGAACATCCTGCTGGCAATACTCCAGCATTTCTTCGGAGAACTCAGTGAAGTCAGGAGCATCTCCCTTGTGGAGCTTCAGCCTGTGTCCCCAAGCCTTCAGGCTGTGAGAACCAACCAGCTCCTTCGGGAAGCCACTGTTCAGGGTTCCGAAGTCATCGTTGCGGAGATCCGGATACTTGAGGCGAGACACGACAAGCGTGTCAATGATCGGGCAGGAAAGATTCAGACCAATCAGCTTCTGAAGAGCTGGGAGATCGAAGGCCATGATGTTGTGGCCGATGACGATCTCCGCGATGGCACACAGCTCGATGAGTTGTGAAGCAGTTACTTGCCGAGGTTCTGCTCCATCGACGCTCACGACGATGCAGTGCAGCGTCTTGAGATCCGTCATGTGGATCCAGTCCTCGATCATGTTCGTTTCGATGTCTAGGAAGAGTTTCATTTGTTCACCATATCCTCGTATGTCTTTCCCTGATCTTCAAGCAGTCGCTTCAGCTTTCGTAGAGCTTGTAAGCCACATTCCTTGATGGATTCGGGAGAGTCAGTCTTGTTCTCTTGTGAGTTCCAGATCCGAGTTACCTCAGACCAAGACCTCAGTCCTTTGTCGAATTCAGTACTCACGGGCTTCATACTCCGCGAGGCGAAGCAGAAGCTTTGTGTTCTCTTTCTTCAGCCTCATGATCGTTTCTTCCTTGGTCTCGACTGGCTCCATGAGGATCGGAGTGTGTTCCCCATGCCAGCCTCCCAAGATGTTGAAGTTGAAGAACTCGATGGCATCAGTTTCATCCATGCCTTCAGCCATCAGGTTGGCACGGATGATTGCGTTGTCGTAGACAGCAAGAGCCAACTGGCCACACCGCTGACCAACACCGATGATTGCATTGTCGTGGCCATCAACGAACAAGGCAAGTTCATTGTGCTCTGCGACGAATGTTCGTGGGTCATGCACGAAGCACCTTCCTGACTGCATCAAGTGCATCGAGCATCTGCGAAAGAGGAACTTCGACTTTGGTGTTCACAATCTTGTCTTTCTCAAGATCATGTTTCTCAACCACAAGAGTGACCGTATCGATGTGTTCGCTCCAAGCAGAGACGATCAGAGTTGTCCTGCTGACCTTCCGCTGCTCCTCGCAAACTAGACGAATGTCCAAGGTCATTTCACTTTCCACGGCTGTCCTCCTTGAAGCAGTCCCAGCCGCGGTCTTTCATGTACTTCATGGCGATCTCATAGAAACGACCGCTTTCCATGCCATCTGCGGTGTCGGCTCCATCAACAATCGCTGCGTACTCACAGCAAGAACGCCGCGCCTCGTCGCGCTCCTTCCGCAGCCGTTCGATCTCGTCGGCGGCGTTCGCGATTGTCGGCCAGTCGGCGTTGTTGGCCGTGAAACGACGCAGCCGCGTCAAGATGTCATTGCGTTCCATTGGTCAGCTCCTTGAGCTTCGTCTCGTTCATTCTGATTTCGATATTGAGCATTCGGATCTGGTGCTTCAGTTCTTTGATGCGATCTAGAAACTTACGACGTTGCACATCAATGTTGATGGCCTTGTTCCATGGATGATCCTTCTTGGGCTTTACGGCAGTCATTAGTCAACCTCGCAGTTTCCGGGGCGTCCGTTCTTCTTGAAATCGTTCACGAACTGGTGCTTGTAGTGCTTTCCATCCGGCCAAGTGATGAGCAGCTGGAGATGGCCGATCTTCACCGTGGGACACACGCAGATCCGTCTGGAGTAATTCCGCATCTGCTGCCAGAAGTAGATGTCCTCGTCGGTCTTGTACGGCCCCCATTGCCCACTCATGTCAGGCTTGCTGAGGAACAACGGCCTAGGGAGACGTTTCAACGAAGAGATGCGAATCAGCGTCAATCCGAAATGGCCAGTGAGAACCTCGACGGCATCACGGGTGGTAGGAACCTTTGGTTCTGGATCAACCTTGTACAGGAAATCGTTCTTCTCCCGCATCACCTGAACCGGACACAGGGCGTCGATGGTTGGATCAGCCTCCATGACCTCCCACAGCTTCACGATGTCGTTAGTGTCGAACACGCTGTCGTAGTCGATGACAAGGATGTACTTCTCCGTGCCATCAGCGATGGCCGCTTCGATCTCACGCTCAAGGCACTGGCCCCAGAACACGCCAGTCACCATACGCATCCTGAAGTTCAGTTCATAGACGGGCCTGAAGAGGCAGTCCATGGTCGCTGTCCAAGTAACTCGTGGGAGGGACATGATGCCCCTGATGCTGTTTCCGATTGGATTACTCATTCGATATCCTCATTCACTGGAAGTTCTTCGACTTCGGCCAAGCGACCATTGTCCCTGTACCACCGAAGTCCTCCTGCCAGTCCTGTCTCACCTGTGTATCGGTTCTTCAAGACGCGCAGCGTCAGCAGATTGGCATTCTCGTCATCCTGCTGATTTCGTTCAAGTCCGATCACCGCATCAGCCAACTGTGCGATGCTGTGTGAGCCGCGCAGCTGTGCCAGCGATGTCTGTGCTCCATTCTCGTGACCACGATCACCGTCAGGACGGCGAAGGTGAGACACGACGAACAGCGCGATCTGCGTCTCCTCGACTAGGGAACGCAGTGATGTCATGGCGTTGTCGATCAGTCTGCGCTCATCTCCATCACCGAGACCAGACACCACGATGCTCAAGTGATCGAGGAATACATACTCGCATCCAAGAGCCTTGGTCATGTAGCGAACACGAGCAAGCAGGTTCTCTGGGTCAACCGATCCGAAGTGATCGAACATCACGACCTTGGCAACGGTTGCGTCGAATGCTTCCTTCTTCTGCTGCTCGGAGATGCTGCGTTCAGCCCACCAGTACGGAGGACAGTTGAGATGAATGCCCATGAGGTTGCGTCCGCTGCGCTTCACGGACTCCTCAAGCATCAGCATTCCAACCTTTTTGCCAGCACGAATCAGGTGGCAGATCAACTCACGGCAGACCGATGACTTGCCGATGCCTGTACCGGAGGTAAGAACGACGAGTTCACCCTTGCGGATCCCAAGCAGCTTGTCGTTGAGTTGTGTCCACGGGTAATCGACGCTCTCCGTGTTGTCTTCGGTGATGACGGTTTCCCACAGGTCTGAACCCATGACAACTCCGTCCGGCCTGTAGGTCTTCGCTCCGTACACAGCGTCAACGATCTTCGCAGCAGAGCCAGCCTGAAGAGCCTCGTTGGCATCCTTGTAGCCAGCCACGCGCCCGATCTTGGCCTTGCCCGGAGTAAGCAGGAGAGCACACTCCTTCGCTGCCTTGCGTCCCGCATCGTCATCATCGAACAGGATGTGGACTGCGTCGAAGGTCTCAAGCCACTCAAGGCTCTTCTGAAATGCTTTCACTGCTCCGGCGGCTCCGGTGGGAACAGACACAACGGGCCACTTGTTGCTGAAGACTTGTGAGACGGTCAGTGCGTCGATCTCTCCTTCAGTGACCGTGACCATCTTGCCACCGTCACGCCAAAGGTGCTGACCATACAGGCCGACATCTTTGAACTCGCCAAGAGCCACGAAGTCCTTGGAGGGGAATCGAAGCTTCTGTGCGACGATTGCTCCATCCTTCATGTACTGAGCGACTTGAACGCTCTGACCGTTGTACTCGCCAACTCCATATCCCCAGAAACGGCAAGTCTCTTCTGTGATCCCACGCTTCTTCAGCGCAGAGAATGTGACATCGATCATGTTCGTTTTCCTTGTAGTGCCAGTGAAACGTGTTTCACCGTCACCTCGTTCTCTGTAGTTGCAGCCAAAGCACCAAGCATGGCCGTCCGTGTACCGAGCAAGGTTGTCCTTACTCCCGCACTTCGGGCAGCTTTCGTGTCTTACGAATTCGGATTGGTTCGACATGGTGTTCTCGTATTTCCACTTCGATCCTCGGCGTGTCCGAATACTTCTTCGAGGCGATGATCCTGCACACCTGCACATCATCTTGCCAAGCCCATCCGTTCAGCACATCGAGCAACCCCTTCTGGTAGTTGTCGATGTCACCTATAGGATACTGATTGCTTGGGTTCTTCGGTGTGCGGCAGTAGAAGGTGATCTCGACCTCAAGAGGACAAGACAAAGGGCAGCCCTTGGGTCGGCTCATCTCACCAAGGGCTGCCCACGCGAGTTTCCTGAAGTTGTCGTATCGCTTCTGGTAGTAGACCCTGCCGTTCCTCGCAACGCGAGGTCGGGAGGCAGCAACAGGTTCAACCCAGAGTGTGATTCGCATCAGAAGTCGTTGTCCGAATCCTCGAAGGGAACCGTTGCTTCCTGCTCCTTGACGAAACCATCGGTCGCCTTGAAGCCGAACGCATCGAAGTTGTCACCAGCGATGTATTGCCGCAACTCAAGCACCTGAACAGCTCGGAGGCGCAATGAGATGCCGTGGCCAACCATTGCCGTGAAGTAGGGAGCCACATCGAAAGCCACCTTCACAGTGGAGCCGCTGCCGACATTGAGATCCTTGACTGGATTGCCCTTGGCGTCGAAGAGCGCGGGCTTCTGATCCCACTGCTTCTCGCCAGTGCCAGCCTTGGCCTTGAGCTTGAATTTGAAGCGGGTCTTTCCGTCTTCAGTCTGCTTCCACGGCATATCTGCTCGCTTCAGATGCTTCTTGCCCTTGGACTTGCACTCTTCCGCGTAGGCCGAATCTGCGATCTTCTGAAGCTTTGCTGCGAGTTCCTCAGCGTCGGCTCCAGAGAGATCAAGGTCGATGCTGTAAACCCCGTTCACATCGAACTTCGTGTCTGGCTTCTCGATCTTTGGGTAGACGGCGATGCCAGCTGGGGTGGTGACTCGGACGATGTTCTGCTTGCCACTCATGTTCTGTGTTCTCCTAGTTGAAGTAGTATTCACTCTTCAAAACCTCAGTCACGTCCAGAGAACCGTACTCTGGAACTTCAGGAATTATAGCAGAATTTGGAAGATAAGTCAATACCTCCCGGCGGAACTCTGCCAGCACATCGTGCTGAAAGATTTCAACAGTAGCCTTTCGCACACAAGAAGCAACTACTGGTACATCAGCAGCGAGACACAAGATCTGGTCATGCACTGATCCGATGTCTTGAACGCCTTGTGCTTGGCACAGGTTGACTGTCTTACCTAGCAAGCCACCGATGCCATCAAGACTGTGAACAAAGTTTGGAGCAGCTCCGTTCAGTGCCTTGCGCTTCGACTGCTTGCCGTTCTCCTCACGGATGGTCAGCACACGAGCACGAGCACCGATCCTAGTGGACACGGTCATCGAGTCGTAGTTCTCGTAGCGCATCCGTACAGGTAGACCGAGCGGGGTGCTCCATCGTGGAGTGATGTCATGATCGACAAGAACTCCCATGCAGTCTCGAATGAACTTCATTCCTCGCGTGGCTGATCCAACAACATCCTCCATCGAGTTCCAAATCATCTTGCCCAAGAACGCAGCTGGCTTGTAGATCTCAAGGCCGAATGGATTAGAAAGGTGACGAAGACGATCATCAAGCCACTCTCGCGTGTACCCGATGCATGAGTGCTGCGTCAGCCCATAAGGCAATGTCATGGTCTGACGCTTCGTGGTGCTCCGGTCGATGCCGAGAGACAGCAGACCCTTGGCATACGGCGAGTCTGAGACAATCAGTTTATCGATGACTCGATTAGCCACTGCTTGATACGGATCCGCAGGTGCTGAACTAGGAAGTACGTTCGTTGCAGCAGCGGCGACTGGGTCACGGAGAAGAAGCGCATAGATCTGAAGTCCCTGAGTGGTGGCATCCATGCCGATTGGAAGTCGAGAGATGTAGCCGAAGCCGCGATTCCAGAAGTTCGTCAGCTCCTTACAGGCAGCGTAGAACGCGAATGGATCGTCAGCCTCCATCCATTGTCCGTTGGCTATTGGATCGTTTCCACTACATTTGATGAGATCTGTATTACTTTCGATCCAGTTGAGGCGATGCTCTTTGGACTTCTTGTCCAGTCCCCACTTGTTTGCAGTGTGAAGCATCAGTGCTTCTAGCTGCTGTTGAGTTTGGATCGGCTTGCCTCGGGCGAACCGCAACATTGCTTTGGCTACGCCTGTTCCCTGTGGGTGGAAGAACAAGGGCAAGGGATAAGCACGGCCACGGAAGTCCAGCTGCTGCGGGTAGAAGATCCGCTCGTAGGTCTTCATCTTGTCCGCAACGAACAGGGTCTTGAGAAGCTGAAGACGCTGACTCTCAAGAGACTCGTTGTGGAAGTAGACCTTGGCCGCAGCCTTGCGCCACTGGCGACGAGAGTCCGCATTGGTCTCGATATCGTCTGGCTTTGTTGGAACTGCTTCGTCTTTTGCGCTGGGCAAGCCATCGATTTTCCACGAGCCCTTCCACGATTCATGTACTAGTTCGTGTACTTCTTGATCTACCTGCCAAGGCGTGGCCTGAATCATATTCGTGGCGTGATAGATTAATGATAGATCGCAGCCAGAAAGCTCGGTCTGGTACTCTTTGTTCCGAGTCTTGATCAGAGGGCGCGGTTTCCAATCCAACTGACGGTAGCCACCGATCCACGGATTGGCCCAAGGGAGCGGACGCTCGACCATGGGCAGGAAGAAAGGAGTCAGTTCTTCGTGGTACTCGTGGCACTTCTTCACCCAGTCACTGATGTCCTTGCTAGGTGCAACAGCGCAGTAACGACGGCCACGAGCATTTAACTTGGTCAACAACTGGATGATGTTGGTACGCATGGCCATCATCTCGACTAGTACGACACCAAGAGCGAGTGCGTCTGCCTTGGCCCATCGTTGGGTTACGAGATCCACGGCTTTCGCAGCGTCCCGAATGAAACGACGTTTCAATCCTGCACCAACAGACTTGAAAGACAACTGCTGCATCTTCCTGAAGAAGTCTGGCTCCTCTTGGGCGAGTTTCTCCAACAGGATTTCGTCTTCAATAGCACGACCAACAGCGATGCACAGGGATGTCATCATCCTTTCAGTGCTCAACCCATCAATGATGACCTTTGAGGCAATTACGGCCATCTTGTCTGCGGGCAACATCTCCACAAACGGGAGACATCGGTGATGCTTTCCCGGACTGGTACGCGCCTTTACGAGCCAAGCCTCAATTCCAAGCCTCATTTCCTCTGTGCATCTGTTCAGGAGCTGACGGCCAGGAATTGTGTTGGATTCTGCGACAATTTCGCTGGCCTTCTGCTTTCGGGAGCGGTATCGAGACTTCCCGAGTGAGCGCATTTCGGCTTGCAGAGCGTCCTGTTTGATATCCATAGCAAGTATTCTAATGCAGAAGGTTTAGCGAGGGCAAGAAAAAACCCCCGGAGCAACCAAAGGCCGCTCACGGGGGCAGAGGAAAAGAGAACGTATTGAGTATAGCGTGGTTCACCCAGTGAAACGCTGTTTCACTCAAAGAAAAGGCGACAAGAGTAATAAACCCCTGCCGCCCGAGGGGAAAGGTGATTAGGCAGTGACGAACGTCTCGTCAAGGAACTTGTCGAAGGCGATCACACGGCGAGCAAAGTCGCCAGCCTCCATGCCCTTGGCCGTGTGGGTGTAGGCGTTGTGGATGTTCCACAGCGTGTTCTCCTTGACCTCGTAGTCAAAGGATGGCTTGTGGATCTCGTCAGCGTAGGCCAGTGCCTTGCTTTCAGGAAGCAGACCACGACGGCAAACCTCCATGGCGAAGGCGTCGATCAACTTGCGGTCATCCACAACGATCTCTCGAAGGCGGTCGTTGCGCTGCTGCGCGTTGCTGATCGTCTCCCCGAAGGTATAGACGCTGCGAGAAATCAATTCGGGGATGCGATCCCAAACATTTAGCGTGTGTCGCGTCTTCAACTTGTGATCCGCAATGATCATGCCGTTGGAGCAGACAAAGACACGAGCACCAAACAGCAACGTCACGCTGCGCGTCATGTCGTATGAGTTCATCACGCCCACCTGCCAATCGAGAGCCTTGTCATTCGGAAGCCCGCCACCCGACACAGAGAAGGTCGAGACGAAGCGGGGCTTCTTCTTGTGGATCTGATGTGCAGGGCGGTCGATGGTGAAGCCGTTGGTCGTGAAGGCCGACATAACCTGATGCATCAGGTGACGGTGCGGGACGGGAGTGTACGAATGTGTTGGCGTCGGAATTGCGATGTTGTCGATGGCGTTGCTAGAAACGTAGGCGGTATTGAGCGAAAGCATTGTCTTGTCCTCTGTTAGTTCTGCGATTCCCGAAGCACGGTTTCCAAATAGCGTTCCTCTTCGGGATTGAGGTAGCCATCATCCACACGCTGAAGGGCTTTGACTGCCCACCTGAAGGCGAGATCCAAATCGTGCTGCGTGTAGGCACGACAGGAGTGGACGATTGCGTCCGAAACGAGAAGGCGATTCTTGTGTTTGGGAGGTCTCTGATCCATGTGTGTAGTATACCCGAAATACCGCAGAAATCAAGTCAGTTGTACTCGGGCGGGGTTGCGTCAGCCGCGCAAACGGCGCAGTTGCATCCTCCGTCTACAATGAGCATGAGACCTGAAGAGATCCCGATCAGGGCCGAGATGTCGTTCTCGAATATGTGCGTCTTGCCGATCTTCTGCACCTCTTCGAGACGCTTGCGGATGAGGAATGCGGCCTTGGAGCACTCGGTCAGGAACTGGATGTCGCGCTGACTGAGGATGGTCTTGTCGTGGATCTTCATCGGGAGACCTCCTGTCGGTACGCTGCGCGGATCTCTTCGGTCAAAGCGTAGATGGTTTCGGTCTTGGCACAGGCGATGCAAGTAGAAAGAGCGATGCTGAAGATGTCGCTGCGTTCCTTGTTGACTTCTCGAAGTGCCTTGAGCGAGTCGATGGCGATGATGATCGTCTTTGTTCTGTCCATGTTTTCCTCTGAATCCGCGTTGCTTTTAGGGTATGCGCGGCCCACCCCGAAAGGAAATCAAGCGGTGGGCTTGGAAGCTTCGGCGCGGATCTCACGGAGCAGAGCCTTGGCAAGCAACTCGTAACTGATGCCACGCTCCATGACTTCATCCGCGAGACTGCTCATGGAGATGTCGTTGGCAAGGTCGCCAAGGTTGATCTCGTTGACGATGTCGCTGATGCTGAAGTGCGTAGCGAGATCCGACAACTCGATGTTGTAGGCAACCTCGTTGTAATCAAGGGTGTTGTCCACAACCCGCTTGATGGTGCGCTCGATGCTGTGCGAGTCGTTGATGGCATCCCTGATGGAGTTGTCGATGGCTTCGCTGCTGTTGACCACACTCTCTGCGATGGCGTGGATTTCGTCACGGATTCGCCCGTCACCCTCGATCAAGGTTGCCACGGTGTCGCGAGTGAACAAGGTGGGGAGGGACTCTTCCCCGATGATCGTCTTGATCATGGTGCGGAAGGGATCGGACGGGATGCTGATGGTGATGTCGCTCATGTTCTCAGTTCCTTTCAGTGAAACGCTGTTTCACTTGGTTCTCTTGGCCGCAGGAACTCCCTGAAGCCATGTGTGTATTATACGCGAAATTTCACGAAAGTCAAGAGGTCTGCCGATGCTGTCGGGCGTACTCATTGCTGTAGTTAGCAAGAGCAGTCTTCAGCAGGGCTGGATCGTTGCGAGCATGGAACATCTCCATTGCGTGGCCATTCAGAATGACCATGTTGGTACGCATCATTCGGATGAACTTGGCCGCACCGATGATGTTTGTTTCGACATCAAGAGTGAACGGGTGCTCTGATGCCAAGCTTTGAAGCCAGTCCGCATAGTCCTCGGGTTCCGCGTGGATCCACTTGGACTCCAACGAGTCGTTGATGGTGCTGTCGATGTCCTTCTCACAGGTCAGGATGAACTTGTGGAACTCCTCGGGGGTCAGCCGGACTGCGTCGCGGGACTCAAGCCAGTCCTTCCAGTAGCGCACGGTGACCTCGGGGAATCCTTTGCCCATGGCGTAGTTCATGTGGTCGTAACTGAGCATGGAACGGTTCCTCGATGGTGTGGGGGAGGTGTTGCAGCCTTTGCACGGGGGATCCTGCATACAGCCGCAGCCGTTGTCGGCAGGAATGACGGACTCAATCCTGACCCTGAAGTGGGTCGTGTCGTTGAAACTGTTGACGAGTTCCTGAGCCTGAACATCGGGAGGCAGGTTGTTCTCGGTGTCGAACTGCAACGACATGATGGCCGTGTTCTTCTCGGGCTTCCACAGGTTGTTGCAGACAAAGCGGACAGATCCAGTCTCTGCCCACTTGGGGACAGGCTTCTCATCCACATTGGCAAGCGTGAATGTTCCGTGTAGGTGGTGAGACCCGTAGACGATGGGCTTGCCATCGGCGGGGTCGGGGCCGTGGTTGACATCGAAGCCTCCGAATCCACACAAGCCTTCGATCACTTCAATAAGTGTTTCTTGGTCGAGAGAAGCAAGGTATTGGCGTGTGTCTCGTCGCATGGTGTGTTCTTCCTTTCTGAATCCCGAATTTGGGATTAGCACTGGTCGCCTGATTGAACTTTGACAACGATGACTTGGGTTGCGTAGCGATGCTTCTTGCCCTGAAGAACGTGGAAGCCAGTCACCGCGTCAGACTCGCACGAAGCCATAAGCCAAACGTGCGAATGGCCTTCTGCCCAAACCCTATAGAGGTTGAGCGCAGGTTGCTTTGGCTCGGGCGTAGTGGTCTGCTCTTCTGTGGGTTCGTCATGATCCAAGATGTCATCCAAGCAAGCGTCAAAGCCTAGGAACTTCTGCAAGTCGCGAACGATGGCGTCTGCCTTGTCGCTCGGGTCGGTCTTCTCGCAAGCGGTGTAGTTGACGTGGATTATTGCGGTGTGAGTTGTCATGTTCTGTTTCCTTTCTGATGAAACGCTGTTTCACTGACTGACGATGAATGGGGAGTTCCAAGACGATGCGCTCATGCGCTTGCCGTTAAGGGTCACGACTTTGTAAGACAAACCAACGATGCAGTCGCGCCTGTCTAGGAAGCGCAGATCGTCTGCATCACCCTTGATGACATCGAAGCCACGCCACTTGGTTGGCAAGGGCTTGCCGCCTGAAGTGTCGAACACAACTGCAACACGAGCACGAGACTCGGTGAGACAACGCTCACAGTCTGTCCAGTTGTGGCCGCTGTACGACAGCGTGATGTCCCAAGTGTTGGGATCCTGCTCGTAGGCACGTTTGAATGACTTGGTGTAGTCGTAGAAACGCCAACGGCTGAAGTGGATGAACAGGAACGAGGCCATGTATCGCCAGTCGAGATCGCTCGTGCCGTTGAGTCGCATGACTGGAGTCACAGCGCACTTGTCCTCGGCCTTCTGCATCTCGGTGAGCAGCGAGTGCATGAAGTCAGCAGGAGACTCGACCAGTCGTTTGGTCTTGCGAATGCGGGCTTCCTGCACAGAAGAGAGCGCACCCTTGCCCGCACAGTTGAGGCAGATGTCTGTGCAGTCTTGACTGCGCCACAAACATACCTCGTAGCCTGACGAATCCGCAGGGGCAAGGAAGACAGAGTGGATGCTGTACCCCGAACTACGGTCACTCTCTTTGGAGAGTTTGGTATTGGTCTTGGGTTGCGAGACCACAGGGAACAGAGGACGTGGGTTCCGCACCGTTTGCCAATGGTCGTAGGCTTGGTGGAACTGGTCGCGAATCTTGGTGAAGTTCACGACCTTGGTCTTGTCGATGACTGGCAGGTTCATTGCTCATTTCCTCTCGGGTGAAACGCTGTTTCACTGGCTCTTTCTGTGGTCTCGGAACACTTCTTCGACCTGCGTGTATATTACCATAATTCTTGCAAAAGTCAATAGCGATTAGAAACCTCCAGTGAAACGCTGTTTCATTCCATGGTGTGGAGGTTTTGAAATTTATGAAACGTGTACTGGTATGTGCTTTGGACGCCGCGTGATAGATAACCATCCGTTCGGGAGGGAGAGTCCAGAGAACCGCAGGTTCTTTGCCGAGGGGGTACAAGTAGGGGGCAGAGCCCCCTCGTCGTGAGCAGCACACCCAGTGTTAGAGTTGTCGTGGTGAGCCACAGCACATCCCGTGTTCAAGTGTCGTGGGGAGCCGCAACACAGATGACATTGCGATCTAGGCCGCGAGCCGCACTGAGGCGCAGCCGAAGTTGCTGGCGAGCTCCTGTCGAGCCAAGACACATCCAGTGTTGAGTTGTCGTGGGGAGCCAAGACACATCCAGTGTTGGAGTTGTCGTGGGGAGCCATGGTGCATCCAGTGTTCAAGTTTAGTGGGGAGCCATGGTGCATCTAGTGTTCAAGTTTAGTGGGGAGCCATGGTGCATCCAGTGTGATAGTTCTAGTGGGGAGCCGCGATACATCTAGTGTTAGAGTTGTCGAGGGGAGCCATTACTCAGTGGATACAGAGGTGTAAGCGAAGATTCGTGCGAGCTTCGCGAGCACCAGAACGATGCGAAGGCGAAGCCGAAGCATATCGTAGGAGGGGTCGAGGGGAACCTAAGGTTCCCCCGAGCCGCGCGAGGCGCAGCCGAGCACCGGCTTGCGAAGGCGAAGCCGAAGCTTTTCGAGCGAAGCGAGAAAAAAAATTTTGAAATTTCAGTCTGATAACGGAACAACCCCCGCGCATCCTTGCGGACGGCGGGGGCTGCTTCCGTGGTGGTTCTCACTGGTGATAGGTCACTCGGTGCGGCGGCTGCTGCTCCGGGTTGCGGTGCGTTCTGTCTTCTGCTCTTTCTTCTCAAGTTCGATTTTGAGCAAGTCGAGGAATTTTTTGGTTAGTTGTTCTGCCTTCGCGTAGTTCATGCGGCATAGTTGGTTCCCTCTGATAAACCAGTTCGTTTCGCTGTCCAGTTGTGCATCGGCCTTCTTCATTTCCCGCGTTCGTTGGTCGCCCTCCATGCCGAACGCGAGAAGTTCGCTGAGGGCTGCGGCGGTATCTCCGATCTTCTGCTCTTTCATAAACTGGGGGAGGGCTTCGGCCACTGCTTGCGCTCCTCCTCGTTTATTGACTTGCGCTTCATTCTGTGCCATTGTGAGAAGTGCGCGGCTCGGAAGGGCTGCGAGTTCTTTTGAGTTGCCGTTGGTTTCCAGTAGTTCGCCGATCTGCGCGAGTTGATAGGCGCGGCGGGCTTCAACGGCTACCACTTCATGCTTCTTGAATTGAAACGCGCACCACTGGCCGAAGTTCTCGAAACCCTCGCGGATGTGGAGGCCGTCAAGCATCATTCGATACGCGGCTACTGCGAAAGTGTTAGATGCCCGACCGTAGGTTTTGGCGGCTGTGATGAAGTCCGCGACGTTTTTTACATCCTCTGGTGTGCGCTCGTATTCGTTTGGGTCGGTGTCGACTTCCGTCCATCCTTGCACCTGTTCCACTGGTGCGGCTGCGGCTGTCTTTGCGAAATTGCGCGGGTTGTTTGGATCGCGCGTTGGGAGCGTGATAGTTGCGGGCGTGGTCGGGGTCTTCTTTGTAGCCTTGCTCATTGTTCGTTTCCTTTTGTTGGGTTGGGGTTATTAGATAATTCCGGTGGCGCGTGCGCAGTCGATCACCAAGAGAAGTACTACGGTGGCAATTACGAAAGTGATGCCGCCTAGAATTACGAGGTCGTCGAATTGTGGTTTCCGTTGCATTGTTCTTTCCTTTCGTGGTTCTCTGATTCCGTCGCGGAGTTGCGACAAGGGGAGAATACACTAAGCCGCAGAAATTACAAGTAGTTTGCACCGAAACCGGCGGAAATTGTTTGGAAACTTTCGCGGAGTGAAACGGCGTTTCACTGGGGCTCAGTTATCGGGCCTCCCCCCCACCGCTAGGCGGGAGTGGCGGAAGTACCCCTATGATAGAGAGAGCAGCAGCCCCGCTTGAGCGTACAGCGACAAGGTTTGAGCGAGGGTACATGAGCAGCACTGAGGCGCAGCCGAAGTTGCAGCGAATGCCTGTTGGATTCGTAAGGCTGTCTGTTGATGTCTTGAACACCAGAGGGAAGAGCGCGAGAAACCGTAGGTTTCTGGCACTGCGAATAAAGAGAAACGTCAGCAAGACCATTGGTTGTCTTGTTGTCTTGAAGTAAGAGAGCAATAGAAGACATACAGAGACACAACAGAGATACACTAGAGATGTACATAGGCACACACATAGATACATCAGAGATATACTTAGGTATATACAGATAGGAGAGAAAGAAGAATAGAAGAAAGAAGTACAGAGACAACCAGAGATGCATTAGAGGTGCATCTGAGACAGTTAGAGATGACCAGAGATGGTTGGAGACAGTTAGAGATGAATAAACGGGAAGGTAAAGCCATAGGCCCACCTCCCCGCGCTGCACCTCAAGCCCTCAAAGAGAACTTAAAGTTTCCTACAAGTTGCCTGTGATGCTCAAATCCCTTTCAGAAGTCCAGAGTTAAGCCTCATCAATCCTGTGGAATAGAACCGAAATAGACGATAGGGAACTTCTGGTAAATCAGTAGTACTGGGTATATGGGGGTATTTGAGTTTCACTTCCTCTTTCAAACCCTCTCAGATTTTTTCCCCAAACATTCGACCCCACTAGAAGTAGAACTTAAAGTTCCATCAATAGGAACTCTTGCTCTGCTTCTTCTTGATCTTCACTTTCTCCGGAAGCTTGGCCATGCTTGGAGTCTTCTTGGCCCACTGCTTGGCCTTCTCAGGCATCTGTGAGAACATGAACCGTTGCTGTGCTTTGGACTTGAATGGCATAGCTTTGCTCCTAATGGCCCTAGGATCGTCTATAAGGCTTCCGGACTGTCCGGTAGGCTCTGACTAGGGGGCCAGTCTAAGTGGTCTGTAATGGGCTCCTGCTGGCTTTTCCGAAGACGGTCAACCAGCCAACGATTCTGAAGGAAGACAGTCATGAGACCAACCTCCAGAGTGCGGATCTGAGATTCATCAAGGTTGAGACCATTGATCTCAGAGATCATCTCCATGACCTCATGAAGTATGGTACTAGTTTCTACTTCCTCTCTCAACCTAAGATTAATAGCAATCCTAGGGTAAGGAAAGAAAGAGAACTCACCAAAGTCACCTTCAGGTAACTTAGAGGTAACTACAGGAATACTGTAGTGGCCATATATAAGGACTAGGGGGAGCTTCAAGCTTTCCTCCGATTGGCTCTACGAGACATGATTTGAAGGTTGGAACGTCTATTGTCCTTGGGGTTCCCGTTCTTGTGGTCTACTTCTTTACCGTCTCCCTTACGGACCTTTCCTTCTTTGATCATGAGTCTTCGTGCTTTGTTCCGGTTTGATCTGTGGTTGATCTGCTCCGGCTTTGCATGGTACTCACGGTATTCTTTCTTGTAGTCTCGTGCCATGGTTAGTCTCGTTTGGCTGGGCTTGTCTTCTTGCCGTGGGCTCCACGCATACCGATCTTTAGCTTCTCTCGTTTCTTGGCTGCAAGCTCAGACTTGGACATCTCACCAACGGTCTTAGGAGTCTTCTTGTTGATTTTGAGAGAAGGGCGGCAGTACTCGTTCTTGCCCCCGCCACCACACGGCTTTCCGGTACGGGTGTCTACCCACTTCTCGTCTTGCCAACGCTTTAGGTTGGCTCCTGCTTCTCCCTTACGAACATTGCCCTTGGCCTTGCGGCACTTGGCTGTGGCTTGAGCTGCTCGTGCAGACCACTTCCCGTAGGAGCGCATGATCTTCTTGTAGCAAGCGTCTTTAGCCATGGTTCACCAAGCCCTGCAAGACCAGTATCGAGCCTTAGTCTTTGGTCCGGGGTTGTCGCAGTTGTGACGAGCACGGAAGTTCTTGCGGCGTCCGGGAATGTGCTTCTTGATCTTCATGTTGGGATCACCGAAGCGGACGATTTTGGTCTTTTCCCCGTCTTTGACACAGACAGCAGACTTCTTGGGTCCACCGGGAGTCCTGAAGGGCTTGTTTAGGCTCTTGCCTTCACAGGGGCTTGGCATTTAAACTCCTTGCACATTTCCATGATTTCGGGGGACACGGATTCACGCATCATTCTCATGCCTCGGGCTAGGTCTTTGGCAGAGCTGATGTGACCACTGGACTTGAGATGGTCTTCGTAGAGCAGAACAACAGAAGCCATCAGGATTTGCAGTTCGTCTACATCCATGTGTCCTCCTTGGGACGGCGGCCTACAGCGTGTTCCATAAACCTCTCTAGTTCTTTTTGGAGCATCTGTTCCCTGAAGTTGGCCATCTTCCTGTCTGCATCCTGAGCCATCTTGTCTGCCCAGAAGCCCACAGCCATGCTGAGGCAGTCAAGACGGTCATCGTGGTACAGAGATCCCTTGGCTCGACTGATGCGACTGAGCTGCCAGATAAGCGAAAATTGGAGAGCTTTCTCGCTGGCATATGCTTTGGTGGACTCGTAATCGTTTTTGATGACTGCGATGTCCAAGACCAGACGATGCTGACACAGCACAGGCTCCAGAGTGTCAATGATCCGGCGTTCCTTCTGGATGTTGTGTCTGACTTCTTCAGTGGTGCATGGGTACTCACGCAACAAGTACGGCTTGAGCAGCTCAGTGAACATACCGTCACCGAAGTTGGACTCGATCAGGATCAGATTGACCTTGTTGTCCTTGGCGATCTTGGTCAGCTTCTTCATGACCTCCTCGCCGTAGCCACCAGCAAGTCCTCCTGCCTGTGTCACATACAAGAAGCCATTCAGCATCTTGACAACGCAGTAAGCCGTCTCGTCACCACCACGACCCGCAGGATCGATTGCCATGATTCCACCCTCATAGGGAATCCAGCGTCCTTGGATCTCCATGGGAGCGTAGAAGCGATCACCGTTGAAGCCAACACAAGGCAGATCCTTGACGATGTTGTTTGGATTCATCGCCCAGATGGGCTTCTCAGGGGCATTTTCAGGGTTGAGCCCAAACACAATCAAGTCGTTGATCTTCAGTGGATATCGATCAGCATCGCTGAGGGTCGAGTCCAGCATGAACTGAAGCGCAAAGCCCGTTCTTCCATAGGACGCCTCACGCTCCATCAGATCCATAGCGTCGAATCGCTTGGGATCCGTGGGGTCTCCAGACTTGCCTATGCGGAGCAGTGGAGCCAACTTCTCACCGAATGCGACCTTCAGCCGATCTTCGGGGAACCGTGCTGGCCATACGCGGGTCACATACCCCTTTTCGGCCAGACCGTGGTAAATCGATTGTTCCGTCTGGGGCGTACCTAGGTAAATGATCTCCCCACCCGGCTTCAAGACTGCTTCGAACTCAGCCGTGCTGGCCAGCAGCTTGTCCCGCATCACGGCGGTAGCAGAGTTGTTCAGAGACTCAACGTCATCGGCAATGATCAGATCGCCACGGCTACCAGTGATCTGGCTGGTGATTCCCTTTGAGACCACGCTGGGAGCCTGACTAGGTGGAGCAGGACCAACATCAAAGGCGATCTTGCTGTTTCTCTGGTTGTCCTTTGGCTTTAGATGCTGGCAGAACGGGATCTCATGGATCAATCGCAGAGTGAATGTGCTGAAGTCATCTGCTCGTTGCTTGGAGGCAGACACAACCAGAACATTGAGGGTCGGGTCATGCAGCAGTCTCCAGACAACATATGCACTGGTTAGCCAGCTCTTTCCCACTCCACGGAACGCTTGGATGACTCGACGCCGTGGACCCTTCTGTAGAAACTTGGCAATGTCCAGCTGCACAGGAGTAGGCTCAGGAAGCCCAAGGTGATCCCACGCAAGACATACAAAGTTGCGGAAGTCCTTGAGCTTGTCCTGTGCCTCGCTCATGCGGCTTCCTCCTCATCTGGATCGAATGGCATGACCTTGGCAAGGTTCAAGAGCGGTTCTGACGCCTTCATGTTGGCATCGATGCCGTTGTCCTTCAGGAACTGCCTAGCCACATTCAGGTCAGCAGGACTGGCTTCTCCGGATTGAATCCGGTTCAGCAGTTCTGCTCCTAGGGCATTGTGGAGTTGTTTGAAGAGTTCGTCCATGAGATCACGAGGTGTAAAGTTCAATTCGGAAAGCTTGACTTGTAGCTAATGGGAATACCGAAAAGCTTGTTGAAGAAGTCCACATGACGTAGTTGCCTTGAGGAATATTGTTTTCCCCGCCTAAAATACGAGGATTTGTGAAAACCCTGTAGTTGTTTCCGTAGACATTCGGGGGTCCGTAATAGACCTTCAAGTATGAATTGGGAAACTGAGCGATAAAGGCAGCAGCTCTGTTGTTTGACCCAAACACGTTAGAAGGTCTAAGAGAAATCATTGGTTTGTTGTTGTCGTATTCGTAAACATTCCAAATCTTGCCAGTATCTAATGTTGATGGGGATGATGGAGACCCGAAGAAAATTGGCGGAGAGTTTGCAATGTCATCAGCATCTGGATCGGTAAATGTATAAGAACCAATGAGCTGTGATGACCCCATTGAACTCGAATAAAACTGACTTGTAGTTGTTCCTGCTGCCATCCAAGCCCACCCAGTACCGTAAGCGGAAAACTCAGGCTGAGCATCAGGAGGAGGAATATCAGAGGACACCGTCACAGTAAAGGTGTCAAGAACAGTGTCGTTGTCTGAAGCATTCAACACTGAGACAAGGTTTGAACCCGCTTTTGTAGCCAAACATCTAAAGGCTACATAGAAATTTGGGGCCACCGAAAACGATGTCCCCGAAGCAGTAGTTGTCCATGTTGCATTTCCAGCCAAAAGATCAAGGATATCTGAAGCAACATATCGCTGCATATTTCCTTGAGCTGTCGAAAGTTTCAGATTGATTGCTTGAGTTGTTCCAGTCACTTTTTGGTAGGTATAACCAGAAACTACTGTTGCTTGTGTGTAGAGATTGAGCCAGTTCAAGTACTCAGGAACAATCCCATTTGTCGGCTGTCTTTCAAGTGTAGAAGACAGGTCAAATGAAAGACCATCGCTTGTGGTCCTGTCAAAAGCTGTGAAGACAACAAGGTTTTTCATGGTTGACTTTCAGTTGAAGACGTATCCAGATCCAATTACGGATAACGGATTGATTGAGGCGTTTGAAAACGTAACTGTGACTGAGTTGTCGTGGGCTTCTTTAAATACCCCAACATTCAGTCTCTGAGTGTTTTCAATGTTAATCATTGATCCGACACCAACTGTTTGCCATCCAGCTCGCGAAGTCTGCAAAGCAGTAGATGTTAATGCATCGTCTGAAACACGGACATATACAGTCGTTCCTGTGATGTTCGTGATGCCCACAACACGAAGTGAAATTGGCTGATTGATTCCGGTCAACTGATTTGTGCTGTTTACTGAAAACTCGTTTGCGTTAGCTGCAAAGGTTCCAGTCAAAGTTGCCGCACCACTAGCCAACGTAAAATCAACTACACCTGACGGAACAAGTCCTGCTGAAAGGTTCCAACTTGTTGCCGCAGCTCTTGTGGACACAATGAAACTGTCGATGACAACGATTGGAAAAGCCATTTCAGCTCCTTATTGAACGATGTACACCGAAACAGTTCCAGTTCCCGCTGAAGTAACAGCTGCACGAAGACTTGGCATAAGAGCCAACGTTTTTCCCGTCGAGGCTGTAATGCCTGTAGCCAAGTCAATCCAGTTCGTACCGCCGTCAGCACTTCCTTGGACCTTGATTGTTGCGCCGGAACCAGTCACATGAACCATCTGAACTGTTCCGATGTTGTTTCGGTTATTGTTGTCCCGCATAGCCTCAATTAGAGAGTAAGCAGAACCAACAGTACTAGTAGAAGACCCATCAATCGCAGAAGCAATGAGATGCACGTTCATGTTTGTGTCAATCCTTAAAAGGGACCATCTTGACAATCATGCCAGCAAGCAGAGAGATAATCGCAGCTGCTCCAAGCATCCACGCTCTGCTTTGTTCGAGTTCTCTAATTCGCTTGTCTAGAATTTTCAGCTCTTGTTCCTGAAGTCGCAAGGAAGTCATCATCGCGTCAACCTTGCCCTCAAGGCGTCCGAGAGCCAAGAGGATTTCTTCGTTCATGGCTCGTACTCGAATGCTTTGATGATGTACAGGGTGTTTGCAACAGGCGCAGAGATGTTTGGAAGGTTGAAGACCGAGCCGGATCCACCAAAGGTGTTTCCCAGTTTGGTGAACAAATCTGCATACGAGGTCTTGCTCACGGAGGCTCCATTACAAGCCAACCACCCCTTCGGAGCCGATGCTGCCGGAATCAACTTGATGTCGCCCACAGCCAAAAGCTGATCTGTGTATAGGCGAATCTCAGACAGGTTGTTTGAGGTCTGCAAAAGACCTGTGCTCATGACGGCTTGAACTGTGTTGAGTGACATTACAAATACCTCATTGCGATAAATGTTGAAGTTTGGCTAGAAGCCGTAGTAACAGCAACAGGAGTTGACGAAGTAATTTGAGCTACGCCCGAAGCTACACGCGCACCACTACTGTTAAAAGTGATGTAGATGACAAGCCAAGTTCCATATGTGGGGGGTCCAGCTTGAACTTGAAGATTTCCACCAGCAGTAATGTCTAAAAATGTGTCAATCTCAGGGGAGCCAGAAGTAAAAGCTCCGTTTGAGTGTGCAGTCGTGCCAAACATCAAGTGCCGTCGTGGAGTGCTATATGCAGTGGAAATGTTCCAACCGTTAGCAATTTGAGCACCATCGAATACGTCTTGGAAACGAATCGCATCTCCACTAGAAGTTGGTGCGCCCAGATTTACACACTTGTACGGCCCAGCTGCAAAGTCCAAGTTGGCTGAAACTGCACCAGCAAAGCCAATGGTGCTAAGAGTCTTAGCGGTGAGTTCTCCAGTTGTAGCAATGTGAAGGAGACGCTCGACACCATTTCCTGCGAAAGCAACTCCCTTCATGTTGGTCAAGGCCACAGCATTGAGTCCAAGAGCAGCCGTGTCCACAGCAGCGTTGGCAATCTTTTCACTGGTGATCGCGTTGTTTGCAATCTTGGGCGTAGTCACTGCGCTGGTGATCAATTCAGCTGTACCAACAGAGTTGGGGGCCATCTGATCATTACCAACAGCATCATCCGCAATCTTTGCCTGAGTGACTGCATCGTTTTGAAGTGCAGCCGTAAACACCGAGTTGTCAGCCAGCTTTGCAGCCGTCACAGCATCATCTTGAATGTTGCTGGTGCTAATCGAGTTTGCGGCCATGTACGCATTGGTAATCGATGAGTTAGGGACAACATCGAGAGCGTTACGGGCCACGCCGAAGTTGCGAACACGGATTCCCAAACCATTGCCGGGAGCTGTCGTAAAGACGATTGCATTTGTAGTAATGGAGTAATCAGTTGAAGGCCGTTGAATTACACCTCCAACTTCGACAATGAACATATCGGCAGAAGTGCTGCTGGGAGCTGGATTACTCAGTGAGAAAGAGGTCTGTGATCCGGTTCCCGTAGTAGACCACGACTGCGGAATGGTCGAAGCTCCATAAAGGGCGACTGCGTCCATCTGAGCCTTGGTCACCAGATCGTTTGGATCAATGGCTTGACCAGCGTTCTTCACAGGCAGCGTGGCTGCATTCCAACCAAGCTGATCCGTGGTCTTGCCAAGAGCTCCCGAGCCCGTGTCGTTGGCTTCCTGAACGATGTGGAGCAGCCCCTTGAAGCCCTTGTCGAGATCTTCAGCCGTCAAGACGGAACCGTTGCTGAAGTCCACGACGTTGCCTGTAAACCCAGCGGAGGTCGTTGGAGTTTCACGAGCAATCTTGACCTTGACTCCAGACGCCGGAGCCGTTGGGCTGAAGTTCACATTTTCATTTGCAGCGTCAATCGTGTACCCCGTGGTCTGGAGTACGTCGTTCAGGTAGACCTTGATGTAGGTCACACTGAGGTAGTCATCAATCCCCGCAAAGGAGAACGAGGTCTGAGACCCAGTTCCCGTGTGCAGGACGTAGCTTAGTGGGTTTGGCATGGTTTATAGCTCCTTAGACTCTACCGACGCGGCTGTTCATACGGAAGGTCGTATTCGTCATTGATGTACTCCTCCAGTTGACCAAGATATCGGGCTATTGGAGGGTAGTTTTGAAGCGGCACAAGCTTTGAGGCGTTGTTTGTGGTCTTGCGGGTGATGAATCGAGTGTTTGGATTGCTCGGATCAAGTTGATACATGGCTTCTCCAGCCACATCACGAACCACGCTCTGAGCTCGCTTTGCTGTTTCAAGTACTGGGAAGTCCAACATATCGGAAGAGCTATAGCGGTACTGACTGAGTAGAGGCTCATCGCTGATAAAAGACCATCCAGCTTCAGTAGCCATCGATGGAAGCCACAACTCACCCGGACCCATAAGTCCTTGCTTCAAGAATCCCTTGAGCCCAATGCCTTCTCTGATCTTGTAGTACTCTTCAAGGTTTCCAGAATCCTTTGCGTTTTGGGCGTTGATGATCGTAATGGCTTGTTTGACAAGTCCAGCCATCAAGAATGCTCCTGCAATTTCTGATGCGACCTTGGCTCCGGCAGCTGCTTGGGCTCGGGCATTTCGTGTGTTGTAGAACCGTGAGTAGTTCTGCAACAACAAGTTGTCCAAAGCTTTGATGTTGTAGTTTCGGAACTGAGTGAGAAGAGAACCAACAGCACTGTCGGCATATGCAGAAGTGTCTGCAATGGTGGCAACGTCTTGAATACGAGTCTTGACCATGCGGTCCATGATTCTCCGAACAACATCAAAGTCAGGATGGTTTGTGTTGTTCAGATCGACAATGCGTTCTACGCCACGACGATTGACGGTTACAGCGTTCGCATCTAGGAATCGCCCAGCTGCTTCATACTCAGTCTTAGTCAGTCCAAGGCTAAGAATCGTGCTTTCATCTAGCTGCTTTACTTGCCCACGACTCATCTCAAGAAGGTGTTGAAGCGTGGTGATTCCTGTCAAGAACTGGGTGAAAGAGGTGATCGGTGCGAGAAGAGTGACATCGGAATAGATGTTTGAAATGTCTCCAAGAGCCCGACGAGCCTTTCCGCGCTTAGAGAATTGGATTTCAGCTTCAGGAGTGCTGTAGATGGTTCGACGTAGACGATCTGTAGCAATGCCGAACTGATCGAGAAGTGCCGTGAATCCTTTTTGCTGAATTGAAAGGTCGTTCCACTCACGCATCATCGATACGGCAATGGGTAGTTCTCGAAGAACTTTGATTGGGCCGTAAGTACCCATCAAGCGTCCTGTTTCTGAAAGAGCCGCAGCACCGAACAACCCTGCGTACAGCAAGAAGGTGTAAGCCTTTCCGACGCTCACGCCAGCATTCACAAGGTTCTCTGCGGTGTCGCCAGCAAACCTTCGGACAAATGATCGAGTATCGACGCGAGGCTCAAACTTAAGACTGGCGCGAATTCGCTCAACAGCATTTGATTCCGTTGCCTCCAGAGGACGCCCATTCGCTCGGACTTGGCCTTCTCGATTAGCGAAAGCAACCCATTCATCCGTGTCTTTGAAGCGAAGACGGCCATTCTTCATCCCACCTACTTCCGATTCTCGGAAGCCCATCTGCCACAGATCTTCTTCGAGGATGTTGAGAAGCTGACGTTCAGCTGTGGCCCCAAGAACTGAGGTGGTGTACTTCTTTGAGACATTCACCAAGTCACGATTCACGATGTCCCCGAATCGAAGCATCGTGGTTCCTGTGCCAAACAGATCAACTCCAGCGTCGATCTCTACATTCTCGTTGAGAACAATTCTTGGACGGCCTCTAGGACTTGGGGAACCTGCACGATCACGGAGTGGTCCTTGCATCTGCTCGATGGAGTCAATGATCAAGCGGTCCAATTCGAGCAATGGCGCACCTTCGCCACCAACAGCAAGCTCCATCAATCGGTTAGAAAATGCTCGGGAAGCAAGGTCAATGTCCGGAAGATCCAGAACTTGGTAACTACCAGTATGTGGATCCCACAGTCGAAGCTGGCGGGTTCCCGGATTGAATTCGAGAGCTGCTGCAAGAAGTTTTGTTAACGCTGCACGACCTTGAGCAGTCGCCGTCACCCTTTGAATGGAGTCAAAGTTGTAGAGACGTGGGAAGTAGTTCTGGAGCATCCGGTGCATCTCGAATCCCGGAACTCCAGCTTGACGCGCATACTCCGCAGTCTCCGTCATCATTGTCCGCATCTCTGCGGCGAAGCTGTTCACAACATCACTTGCGTCTGGAGTTCCCGTGGACATGACGGTCCAAACACGGTTGTCGAACTCTTGACGTGCTGCTCGACTTCCTCGACCAAAGGCACGAGACACAGATGCTCGGGTGATGGTCAAGTTGTCTGCTGTGGTCATCCCCAGCGCAAATCGCTGGAAGTGTGCTTGGTGTGAGCGGATCTGGCGAGCAAGAACTGTGTCGAGAATGTTCTTGAACTCTTCAGACACGGTACGAGGCTGTGGAACCGGAGCCCCAGTGACTGGATCAATCAGCACTCGACGCGCAAAGAACGCTCTGTAGGCGAAATGGCGAGCGTGTGGGTTGTTCTGTGGCTCAAGAAGAAGTGCTGCCTGATTTAGGAACCGACGAAGCCACGGAATCCGAATGTTGTTTACAGGAACCGCAGCTTCAAGAGCATCAAGCCCCGTGGCTCCCGCAGGAACAGTTCCGGGAAGAGGACTCGCCTTGCCAAGAGAAACAGAAGAAACACCTTGAGGTGTAATCGTTCCAGTTTGAACTGGGTTCTCAATAGAGTTCAGCGGAGTTTCATCGGCAGCTGTTACAGCTGGAGTTACCGCAGGAGAAGGTGTAGGAGCAGCAACAGCTGGCTTGGAAAACTTGACGTTATTTAGTTCGGTAGGTTGAGTGGGATCTTGCTGAATGCGCCGAAACCCGAATGGAGAGTTGCGGCCATCCTCAATGTCATCAAACCATGCATCAAGCTTTGCAAGAGTGTCTGGATCATTTGGGATATCTGGAATGTCCTTGACCTTTGTGTACCCCGCTGCATTCATGTCGGCAATCAAGCGATCTGCGACCGATGATGCTGCATTCATTCTTGCCCTGTCGAGTCCACTCACAAACTCATCGCCCTCTTCCGCAGTTTCTGTGACGGTTTTAGCGACAACATCATTGATGCGGTTAACGACCGAGTCAGTACCTGATTTTCCGAGGGTTTCAGAAGCCAGTTGAAAGACAGGCAGGTCAGGAACTTTCCCATCAAAGTTTGCGCGGCTAAGTCGTTTGTTGATTTCCTTCAGAACTTCGGGTTCGGTCGGAATGTCCGCAAAGTTCTTCAAGCCAGCATCGAGAATCCCTTCAGCCTTCAAGTCTGCAAGGAACTGTTTAGGCGTGATGCCCACTTGTCGAAGGTAGTTGGCAAGAGCTCCTGCTTGCGAGCCCAAGATTCGAGTTGGTCCGGCAGGAATGGCTGCTGAAAGAATGCCCGAAATAGCAACGCCAGCTTGCGGAGTCGAAATTGATTGCGCGGTAATCGGAGCGATTGGAAGAGTGCTGAATGAGCTCTCTGCATAACCACGCATAAGGTCGTTTGCCATGCGTTTCGAGAGCGCACCGCCAACAGCTCCACCAAGAGCGAGAGCACCTGCGTATTCGATGGCAAGTTCTTGTGCAGTCTGATCGTTGAAATCATCAGTGCCATATCGGGCCATCGTGAGGATGGTTTGATCGATGACGCCGAGAGCTGCATACCGTCCTGCACGTTCTGCCAAACTGATCACAGGAGCCGTCTTGGCAAGGTTCTGAGCCATGGAAGCGGCAGCGGCAACACGACCAGCTCCAGCAGTTCCTGCGACAGCTGCTTCAGCGGCAGCAGTTCCAGCCTTCGATAAGCGTGAAGCAGTTCCAAGCCAAGCAAGAGGCTCTGTGATCATTCCTGTTGCGACAAGAGCCGCAGCATCTGTTCCGACATCAGCCCAGATCGGAAGAGATCCTCCGTAGTTTGCAGCCATCTCTTCCATGACCGAAGGATCTTTCATTCGGTACATAGAGAGACGGTCTTGAAGCTCTCCCCAGTTTGGAGCATTCAAGATAAAGCGGCGATCTTCATCTGGGATGTCATTAGTCATCTCCAGAAGACCTTCAAGATTGTTACGCCCAAACTCTGGATCAGAATCGAAGGCTGGACCTAGTGGTCCGTTGTAACCGAACTGCGTCGGATCTGACATCTTCTTCGGCTCAAAGTTCAACGGCACGTTGTAAGTCGCATCGTTGTCAAAGATGTCAAATCCCAGCTTGTATGCAGCACCTGAAGAGATCCGTGCAAAGCCGGACAGAAGTGCTCCCGAGTACCAAGATGGATCCGAAATAAGCGGATCTAGTTGTTCTTTGGTACGAGAGCGAACTTTCGCGGCCTGATCAATGTTTGCTTGCAGCTGTGCTGCTTCGCGTTCTGGCTGCGTGATGTCTGCAAGACTTCGCGATTGAAAGAAGATGCTCATTGATTCTCCGAAGTCGGTGTGATGAGTGCTCGCATACGCGCATTGGCTGCTTCAAAGGTCGCGGAGTAGTCGATCCACTGCTCGCCTTTACTCTCAAGAAACTTCTGCTCAGTGCCTTTGGTTTTCCCAAAGAAAGTAGAGCGTTGTTCAGCTTCTGTCCCAACAAGTTGTTCAACAGTGAATACACGGTTCTGAACGATGTTTCCGTTTTGATCACGGAGAGCGTAAAGGTGAGTTCCGTTTGCCAACTTAGACACCGGGTAGAAGACAGGCTTCGCTACTCCCGGTGCGTAGAAGCCCGCAAGATTGCGGAAGTGCTCTGCGTTGTAGGAGCCTTCGCCAATTCCAGCTTCTTTGAACATGAACGACCCGTCGAATGTGACGATGCGTTCTTTAACAGAAGCAGAAGCGTCCCGAATCGAAGTGGAAAGGTTGAGAGGGTTTTCTGCACTTGACTGGAATAGGCGGATCACCTCTGAACCGTAAAGCCCTTCAAGAAGACGTCGAGAATCTGGGTGTGTAATCTTCAAGGTCGAAAGAAGACTCTTGACTTGATTACCAAACCGTTCTTGATCTCCTTGGGCTGCCTGTGTGATGTTGGTCCAGTCAAGAATCGAAGATCCTTGTGCAACGCTGAAGTCAGAAGCTGCATCAGCCAGTGCGTTGTCAAAGTCAGAACCATTACCAACTCGGACATCAATGCGGTTGAACAGAATTTCGAGACGCTTACCTCCCGGTGTAGAGAACAAGTTCTCACGGAAATAACCGCTCTTGCTGGATTTCCATGCTCGCCACAGATCTCGAACTTGGTGCGGAACTCCTCGCTCGATTGCTTCAGGAGTAAGCATCGTTGCAGCGACGTTCTTCATCGAAGCAATCGTGTCTTCCTGTTCAAAAGCTTCATCAAGCGACAGAAGAGCGTCCAATCGCACAGCTCTTGCGTTCTCTTTGTACTTTCGAATGTCCGGAGTATCGTTAGGTCGTGGATCAAGCGTGTCGAGCTCAACTGGAGCAATCCCACCAGACGCTCCTGACTTCATCAGGAAATTGTCGAGCGTTGCTTCTGTAGATACAGACATCTCGCTGTAGAGTTGATCCTTAGCTTTGTTGCGTTGCTCTGGAGAAAGTCCAGCGGCACGGAACTGCCTGTTGATTTGAGAGTTCAAGTCCGCAACAGAGAACGGACGAGCACCCTGCATCGGATCGTTGATTGTCTGGGTAACAAAGTTGCCCAACTGCCCAACAGCTGTAGATGCAATTTTCTGCCTTGCAGTTGTCGTGCGGAGAATCCCAATGTTTTCTGCGTAGTTTGCAGCACGACCATCGAAGTACTCTTGAGATGACTTTGAGTACTTCAGAACATCCTCAGGTTTGTATCCGTATTGCGGATTGTTGAGGACACCAAGCATTTCATCTTGAGCAGCAGCAACACTGAGAGATCCAGCACTGATCCTATTGCCCAATTCGATTTGCTTTGCGGCTTGAATCTGCACAAGAGTTTCTGCGCGATCCTCCGCAGCCTGTTTATCCAAATCCATAGCCCGCTTTATGGCTTCTTCTCTCGCCGTAACTTTGGCATTGTCGATGGCTTGAGCTTTACGGTAGAGGTAGTCTCGTTCTGACTCAGTCTTCGCAGCGTCAATGCTGATGTTTCCTGACTCACGCGCTGCAAACTCATCGAACGCATCTACCAACTTCTTGTGAGCTTCTGGGCCTTCTCCGAAAATTCCGGAGGAGTACTTGTCCAACAATTCGATTTGTTTGTCGAAGAGAATTCGAGTCTCGTTGGTAGTGGCACGAGATTTCTGATTCTCGATCTCTGGCCCATACTTAATGAGCAGACTTTGGACCGCAGAAGTGTCGTAGAGGTTTCCAGTTCCCGCTTTCAAGCTCTTCAGAATGAGTTCGGCTTCTTCGACCTTCTCTGGATTACTCTTCATGATCTGCACAAGCGACATGGCATAAGCCTGTGTGACCTCTGAAGCCCGTCCGCCGGAGTTTGCTACAGCCTCATCAAACGATGTCTGAATAGCCCCGATTTGGCCCTCAAGACTCATAGGAGAAACAGAGTCAACAGCCATCTTCACCTTGGCATCAGCGGCAAGAATGGACTTCTGGAACCTGCTGTCCTCAATGGCCTCGAAGTTCTCTTGTTGAAGCTTGATGATCGATGGGTTGAAGCTCTCGAAGAAAGAATCAGACAGATACTTGTTGCCCCCATACTGCTGCGACTTTCGCTGGGCATATGAAGACACAAGAGCATCGAAGTGCTTCGGGTCATCGAGGAACTCTGGATTCTCCGCAGCGGCCTTTGAGACCAGTGAGCGAATCTCGTTTGAGGAAGTTGCTGCTTCCAAGATTCCAGAAGCCTGTTGAGCTCCTACGGCCATCCATGGATTTTCCGCAGGACGAATTTTTCCTTCTCGCTCCAGATCTGCATAAGTCTTTCGACTACTGAGAATGATGGCTGCGCCAGCTTCAAGATTCTCTTGCTTCTGTTCCCTTTTGATCTGAATGGCAAGATTGCCAACAGATGCGGAGAGATCGCTGAAGGCATCAGCAAATGCGTAAGTGTCCCGAATCGCCTGTTCGTTCAGCGGAGTCGCTTGCTGTTGAATCGGAGTGACTAGCTGGGAAGTTGGAGACGCGAAAGTCCCAAGATTTGGTCGTTGTTTTGCCATGGCTTAGGTTCCGTATGCTCCAAAGGTGACACCACTCAGGGGATTGGAAGGCGTGTAGCCGGGACCAAGGAGTCCACCTCCACCAGTTGTTGTTCCTCCTCCAGTTGCACCGAACGATGGAGAAACAAGGCCAGCTTGGCGGAACGAAGTGTGCATCCCAATTCCTTGCGTAACGCCATTCAGGATGCTCGACGCATAGTTGACACTCTGATATGGAGGAAGAGGAGCTGGATATCCACTATTGATGATGGACTGACCGCGAGCGTAAATTGCAGACGCTTCACGATTCAACTGAGCCGAGTAGTTCGTCATGTTTCGCTGGGCAGCGGAGGAGTAGTTAAGAACCTCGCGCTGGAATTGATCATGAACCAGTTGAACGGTTCGGCCTTCAATTCCTGTTTCAGCTTGTGATGCGGTATATGCCGAAGAAGCTGCTCGGGCATCCAAACTGATGTTTTGGAGCTGCTGCTTCTGCGCTGCAATGGTCTCCATCTGTTGAGCCATGAGCGCATCGGTCTGGAGCCCTACGTCTCGTTGAACCGCTTCTACAGTCTGACGGTAATTCTCGTCAGCAGCTTGCCCTTGGCTACGGAGATACTTGTTTTGATCAGAAGCTGCCTTTGCTTGAGAACCAAGAGAGACAGCTGTACTTGCAACTGCCAATCCAATAGAAAGTGGGTCACACATTGTTGATCCTCACAAAGTGGTAGAAAGTCCTACCTTCGTGTCCGTAGTTATGAATCTCGTTGATGAATTGGAACCCGAGCCACTGAAGCCACTTGATGTGGACAGTGTTTCGGGAGTCGATGTTGTTGTAGAGAACTGGGTAGTCCGAATGGAAGTGCTCAATCCACCCCTTGGACTTCCTTAGAAACTCCATGGAGTGCAGCTTGATCTCGTCAGATCCGAGAAACCACACCTGCCCAACAGAAGGGTTCAGGGCCATGGAGACCACACCAAACATCGCCAGAGGCTCGTAGACGGCTTCTGGGCGGACGATGGTGTAACAGTGGCTGGACTGCTCAAAGCCCCTTAGAAGGGCTAGGTGGGGCGTTACGCCCGATGCAGCCTGTATCTCATCGAGATCAGCCTGTCTCAGGTTCCTAGAAAGTGCAAGACAATCGCTCTGATGGCTCACTCTGGTGTCGATCATGCAAACCTCTGTGCGCGGTCGGTGTAGTCAGCTTCGACCTCCGCACTGATGATTTTACACGGCAACGGTGAATCGTTCAGGATCTTGATCGTTGTTTCGGTGTTCTTGCCGTAGACAGGGAACCGGAACGAGCCACGATCAAGGTAGATCTGGTTCAGCACTGAAGAGCCGACGATGTTTCCTGTGTAGACGTACTCGTACTGAGCCTGATCGACACCCACAGTGACTTGAATCTTGAAGAACGAGGTGTCTTCGTACAACAAGTTCATGTGCTTCAGTTGGTAGCGTCCAGTCTGCAATGCAGCGGTTCCACCCAGTGATCGAGATGGAAGCCACAAGTTTGAGAACTGGAAGATCATCTCATACTTGTAACCAATCCAGACTGGAGTCGTGCTGTAATTGCCCACGGCCACGACGGTTCCTGCGGTGTCTGTATTTGCGTTGTACGAGGTTCCGGAAGAAGCCAGAATCCGTAGACCATTCGTGGTGTAGATCTGACTCAGCGTCGAGCTATAAGAGTACGGCTTTGGAAGATTCCAAGTCGTGAGTCCAGTTCCGCTGTTGTATGTGCCAGTACCAGAAGCAAAGTACTGCCGAGCATCTAGATGCGTAAGCCAGTTGACACCAGCGACGATGTCCGCATCTGTCTGGTCAACTCCGAATCGAATGCGTTCCAGTACTGGATTCTTTGCGGTATTACGCAGAGTCAACAAGTACAGATACGAGTCCACGAACTCAGCCCAGATCACCTTAGCCTTCCCACCAGTCGCCACATCAGGGAATGTGAACTTGAACCAAGCGTTCTGTAGCGACTGCTCTGAAGTGCGGAGATACTTGTATAGATATAGATCTCCACCGCTCACCGCAGCCATCATGTCTTCTTGAGTTGTCGAAGCGATGGTCACAGGCTTACCGAAGATGTATTTCGGAACAAGATCGCTGATTGAGTTCACGACATATGAGCCATCGATGTTTGGCTGTGGTACGAGCTCACGGATGCCCGCATACCCACCACCACGGTTGTACGGGAAGAAGACAGACAAGCCGGAGGAAACAGGCTGGATGTCTGCATACGACTCGTAGTCACCGATGGGAAGCAGCGAGACGCTCTTGGGACTCAAGATCTCTCCACCACGGAGGACAAGCTGAGTAGACTCAGTGAACAGCAGAAGCTCTGTGTTGAAGACAACACCGGACTTCATGGTGCTGATCTTCTGACTACTGCTGGAGATGTCGATTGGATCTGAGTCAGGAAGATCGAGAGTCGTGGTGCGCCAGAAGTTGAAGAACTCTGAAGCCTCACTCAGGATGATGTTCTCACCACTCAGGAAACCAAGACGGTTCTTGAACAACACCATGTTGGTGATGCGATCTCCCACAAAGGTAGGATCGCTGTTTGTTTCAAGATCTCCTGCTTCACGATCTCCCCACTTGAAGCTTGTGTAGGTAACACCTGCCGGAACATTACTTGCTGGAGTAGTTCCATCTGCCTTCTTGAACATGAATGACCCGTCGCTCTGACGAATCAAGATGTGAGGCATCGTTCCGTAGTTGAACTTGTACTTGATTGCTGGGGCAATGGTCTCACGCCAGATTCCCTTGGAGAATGTTCCGTCTTCAGCCTCGAACTTCACATAGTAGTCATCGATGCCAGATTCAGGAGCTCCAATAACTCGAACGACGTAGTTATGCGGTGCGGCGTATGGGAGATCTTCAAATCGCTGAATCTGGTCACGGATAAGTACTGCACCCTGTCCACCGAAATCGTCTTCAACGGACACGGTAAAGTTTGTCCCTCTGGTGATCTTCAGAACACCATCGATGGCAACAGCAGTGTAGTTGTTGGACCCGTTGATCGAAGAGGCTAAAGCGTTTGCGGTATGGTCAGTTCCAATATCATTGTTGACTGACTGAACATGAGGACTCGTATGGCTGTAAGTAACAGTTCCGTTTCCAGCAGCGTTTGTAAGAGTTACTGAAGTTTTTCTTGCGTAGTTGTCCTGCTTGATGTACACCAAAGCGATCTGATTGTAGTTGATGCTCGTGGTGGTGGACGCATCCATTGCAACCACGGTAGAGCTGTTGCTGCTGGCTGTGTTCACAATGAAAGTGACATCTGCAATGGTCAAAGCCTTGATGGTGTCTCGTGTTCCACCAGTCAGGTAGTTTTTGGCCCCAGTGTCGTAGTAGACATTCTGGCGAGTGCCATCAAGGTTGTAGACGAAGATCTCATCTGGGTGGATCAAGCAGATGTACTTCTCGTTGACATCTCGGATGATCAGGTGGGGCTTTGCATCAGACTCGCTGACAAGAGCAAGAATCGCGTTGTCAGCTTGCTTGCGAAACTCCACAATCTTAGACGCCGGAGGACGCTTGATAAGCCCTTCGATTGGACTGGGGAAAGCGTTCTCCATCACCTCGCATTGATTGCTGTCGCGCACAGCAGGAGACTGCTGGCTGACTCCTCCGATGAGGTTTGGGATCGACTGAGTAATCAGGGGCATCAGTAAGTCCTGTAGGAGGCGTTTCGCATAATGACGCTGGCAGTCGAGTACTCATCAAAGATTGAGTAGTCGGCAGTGTCCATTTCGTACTCACGCATCTTTCCGAGAGCCATGACTTCATCTTGAATGTTGAAGACGTGGTGTTTCTCCGAGCCAACCATGCGATCCATGAAAATGCGGGAAGCACGGATCATGATGTACCTACGGGCTGGCTCCGGCATCTCCTCGAAGTCAAGCATGACGATGCGAGTGACCTCGATGGGGCTGGAGAAGACATACGAGTTCGTAGCCTTGTTGTACAGCCTGTTTCCCCGTGTGACGATGTCAAGACCTTCGATCAGATCCGTATCTACCCGAGCGACATTCTCGGAGACATACAGAAATCCAGAAGAATCTGGGGTCATCGTCACCTTGTACTCGATGTTGAAGTGCCAGCCATACGACTGAACTTCACGGCTGACCTCGTTCAGGATCTGCACGGCGATCAGAGAATCGGCCCGCTGCGAGCTCAGGGAGTTCACAGGAGGCTCTCCGATTGTGGACAGCATCGTGTTGATGGCTTCAAGTTGGCTGGTCTTCGTGAGCATGAGTACCTCGATAAATGGGCGGTAGGCTCCAAGAGGAACCTACCGCCCTTGTGTTGTGCGTTCAGCCGTTAGGCTGAGGATTCATCAGGTAGCAGCGTTGATGAGTTCGTAGCAGCACTCTTCGCGGAGAATGCCGTGACCCATTGCGTACTTCGCCAGCATGAGCGTACCGAGACGATCCATGATGTAATCGCTCTCGACCGAGAGGTCCATCAGCTTGACCGTACCAACGGCATCCGTGTGGAAGACAATGCCTTGAGTCGTGCCGAAGTTTGCCTGACCGTAGCCAACGCCGTTGCTGCCGAAGGGATCGTTCTTGATGCCCGAAGCATTGTGGACATTGGTCGACGAGGTTTCGGTGGCCGTGGGGATGTGGTTTGACTTCATCACCGTGATGCCAGCGATCTCAACGATGTTACCCTTGGCGATGTTGCCATTACCACCGTAGTCCTTGTTGATGGCAATCTTCGCGCCGTCACCGTTGACCAGCTTGTAGTAGTTGCCCGGAGTGAGGAGCGCGTAACGACCATCGGTCGGAACATTGGCCTCGTCCATCTTCTGAGCAGCGGTGAAGAGGCCAGCAATCATCTGTTCAGACGAAATTGTACCCACTCCGGCAGAAAGCTCAATCTGAGAACCGAGGTAGGTCGCATTCGATCCACCAAAGCGGTCCGTAGTCACACGAGCACCAGCGATGACGGTACGGACCAAGTTCTTGTCAGCGGTGTACGCAAGCGCACGACCGATTTCGCGCGAGTAGGTCGAACGAACATCGTAGTGGTTCTTGAGTTCATCGATGTCCGCAACGAACACCGAGCTGACGAGAACATCATCGATGAAGATCTGCTTCTCGTTGTGCCGGAAACGCTGGAGGTACTTGTTCGATCCACCGTCATATGCAACGACGAGGTTCGTTCCTGCGCCGCTTCCACTCGTAGCAGTACCGTAACCCGTAGTGTCACCAGTCGAGAGGACCGATTCACCCGGCGTGTGGTACTGAGCCGACGCAACGCCAGTCACGGCGAAGGATGCGACCTTGCCCGAGCTGATGGTGCGGACCTTGGTGATGGGAAGCATGAGGTTCGCTTCCTCAAAGCTGGCGATGATTTCGCCGGAGAAGACCTTGAGAAAGAGTGCATCTACGTCGTTGGCCAGATTCACCTGACCAAGACGTGATGGCTGTGATTGAATTGCCATTGTTGGAGATTCCTAGAAAGAGTGCGTGTGAAAGTCTTGACCGTTAGTCGCTACTCTTGAGGTTATCCCACGCATGGGGCCACAACTCGCAACTCGTCTCACCCGTCAAGAAGGTGAAACTTCCTTAGATTCCTCCACAAAGCTAGGAGGAACTACATACCAACCTTCAGGGATGTCCACAATGTTGTCCATAAGTGTCCATTCCCCTTCGATGTAGGCGTAGACCCGTGCCTTTGTTTTAGGGCCGATCCTGATCGGACTTGATTCCGGAATCAGTACGGCTCTTGTGCATCCACTGGCGAATCCGAGAACCAGCACGACGCAAAACAGCAGGATCCCGATTAGCCTCGATGGCCTTTCGGGATCCTGCTGCAAGCTTCGCGAAGAACTCAAGCAACGCCACCACCAGCGTCGTGAGTATTGCATTCACTTGGCTCCGGCCTCTTCACTGGAAACATCGTTGTCTCGGGCAAAGAAGCCGATACCAGCCACTCCAAGCGCAGCGAACACAACCTGCAAGTCAAACACAGTTTGAGGATCGGTGTCGAACAGGTACGAGAGTTGGGCGGCGATGATGCCGATGGCGGTGAGAATTCCAACGGTGGTTGTCTTCCAAGACTTCATGTTTGCTCCTTATCGGCTGTTGACCCCGAAGACATTGCTGTTCTTCAGGCGGTTTTCAAGATCACGACGGTACGCAGGATCCTTGGAGTAGCGTGGATCCTTCATGGCGGAAACAACTTCAGCAACGCTGCGGAAGACACCACCAGAAGGTCCAATGACATCTCCCTGAATCAGCTTGGCGGGTTGACCGTTGGTCTGGACGTAACGGGCCTGAAGACCACGGACAGCCATCTGCATGGATGCATTGTTTCCAGAGTCCATGATCTCGTTGAAGGCGTCGATCTCACCTTCTTCAAGGTTGTCAGCGGCCCACTCCAGCATCGAGTTGTACTGGGCTTCGCCGCCAGCCATCGAGTAGATCTGCTGGGTCTGACGCTCACCAACAGCCTTGACGCCATCGACGTAGTTGCGAATGACATTCTCAGGAATGCCCTGTGCAACAAGCTTCTGGACACTCTCTTCGCTCAAGTCGCCAGTCTCTGCGTATTCCTGAGCGTAAGGCTCGAAGTTCAAGCCGCTCGGAGTACCAGCGTCAGCCTGAGGTTCAGCCTTAGGCTTCTCCGCAGGGGTCGAGAAACGCTTCTCCAGTTCGGAGTATGCCTTGGCAAGATCCTCAGGCGACTTGAACTTCTCAGGCAACCATTGAGGACGCTCCACGGGTGCGGGAGTGTTCTCTGCTGCCTGTGCTTCTGCCACGGCCTTTGCCATGGCTTCATCAACGGGTTGTTCTGACTTGTAGATGACTTGGGTACTCATGCTTGCGATCTCATGTTTGCTTGAGCCATGCCGCTCATCGATTTGATGACTTCATTGCCATGGTTTGCCAGCAGACTCGATTGCATCTGCATCTGCTGTTCTTGAGCGAGTTGCTCTTCGGTCTTTACCAGCCCAGCCGTGTCAATTCCAAGTGCGGCTGCGCGACGATTCATGTATTCACGGACATCAATGTACTGCTGGATCATCTGCGGTCCAAGGATCTGTCCGATGCCCTGTAGGTAGACATCCAGTCGGTTGAGGTCGTTACCGCGTCCAAGAGCATCAATGCCTGTGACGATGGTCGGAGTGACAAAGTCCTTGGGGAGCTTCGGCATACGACGGCTCTTGGTAAGACGGTCAATGATCCGCCCAACCAACGGAAGCTGGAACTCTTGAGACAGGATCGAGTAGATGCCGCCAAGCTGCCGCTCGATGCTCTGGGTGACAAGACGAACTTCTTCAGCAGTCACTCGCTCTGCGTTTCGGATTGTAGCCTCAGTGAGCAAGAAGGCATAGCTGAGACGCTCTGAGATTCCCTGAGCAGTAGTCAAAGCTACCTGAAGATCCTGACCCTTGTTCACCTGAAGCACTGATACGTCTGCCGCCATGCCCTCGCGGATTGCGCCGTTTGGAGCCTGAGCCAGCGTCTTGGCGCGAGTGGTTCCAGTGGGGTTCACGAGGAAGAGAACCTTGGAGGCGGCTGCTGCGGCTTCTACGATGCTCTTAGACAGACTCTCAAGTGAGATCAAGTCTCCGAGGTACTGCTCAACGTAAGAGCGTCCGTAGTCTTCTCCATCCACACGATTCATCCGAAGGGCAAGGAACGGATTCTGTTCCATCGGATAAACACCGTAAGACTCTGGAACGATTTCTCCCTCGACTTCTTGGTAGACCTCGACCTTTCCGTTTGGCATGGTGTGGCAGCAGGTGTAGATGTCCACGGTGTCTTCGTGGGAACACATACACGAGCGAACGAAAGGTTGAATCTCTTCCGGAAGCATCGACGGAGAGACTGTCTCTTTGATGACGATCTTCTTGGCATTGCCCATTGGATCACGCTTGACTACGAAACGATCAAGCTTGATGACACGCATGGGGCCATCGTCTGGGAAGTAAAGAAGAACAGATCCACAGACGATCAGTTGCTTTACTGCCTCAAACAGGCTGCTTCGGATGCCGAGAGATTCGATCTCCTTGCTGACTCGACGCTCAAGTTCAGCAAGGCTTGTCTCTACCTCCCCCTTCGCATTGGGCGAAAGTGCCATGAGTTTCATCTGGGCTTTCGTGTCCAAGATGAATCGGAAGAAGGGAGCGTTCGGGGGAAGTAGAGACAACAGCAGTGCAGAAGCAAGGTTGTTAACGCCACGCGCACCTACGGATTGGTAGGGGGTCGGAAGGCGTTGAGCCGATTGATCCCCGTCATCCGTCATCAGGTGCGGCAGGGTCAGTCGAGCGCAATCTCGGGCTCGCAGCAAATAGCTGTGCCGCTGATTCTCAAGATTGGCGTAGGTTGCCTTCGCGGTTTGTGGCATGATCAGGCTCCCGGAACATTGACGGAAGTTGTGCGAGGAATGGTCAGACCACGTTTGCCCTTCTTCTTATAAGTGATCTCGTCACGAGGAGTCGCTGGCGCAGGAGTAGACTGCATCATCTGCGGAGCAACCATCGGAGCTGGGGCAGGAAGAGTTGTTTTCTCAACCGTTGTTTGATAAGAACGTCCACCACCAACACACATCATTGCACCTCGTTCTGCTCGTTGTAGACTTGCCACAGGGTTCTAACGAGCGCGCGTTGCCCTGCGTAGAAGAAAATATCCCGCTCCCCCATGGAGAGATCG